AACTACACACAAGAGAATGCCAGTAATTTCCTTTTATACTCGGCTGAACTCGCAAATTTCTCACAATTCAATCAAAATTTAAAGGAGAATATAATCATTCTAAAACAATTTAAAGAAAAAATAGATAGAATTGATCCATATAAATTGTCGATTAATAAAATAATGCAATTTGGACATATTTTAAAATGTTTTTTCGAATTATACGATAACAGGGAATATAATGATGCATTTATGTATTCTTTTGGATTTAATGGATATATTGATACATTAGAAGGTTTACTTGATAATATGAAAAAGAGGAATATTCAATTTGCCAAGTTTAAGAAGTCCAAGAACTCCAAGAAAACCAATAAATCTTGTGCAAAATTTGTAAAATCTTATTATCCTGCATTAATTAACAACAACCCTATTTGCAATACCATTAATATAAACAAAAATATAATAGTTACAGGCCCGAATGCTTCTGGAAAAACGACTATTTTGAAATCTTCCCTCATCAATATAATTATTACACAGCAAATGGGATGTGGTTTTTATTCTTCTGCGTCATTGACGCCTTACAAACATATTCACTGTTATTTGAATATTCCGGACACTTCGGGGAGAGATAGTTTATTTCAGGCAGAAGCGCGCAGATGCAAAGAAATAATTGATGTGATTCATATGTATCCTTTAGAAAATCATTTTTGCGTTTTCGATGAATTATATTCAGGCACAAATCCAGATGAAGCGATTGCGAGCGCTGGTGCATTTATGAATTATTTGGCAAAATTCAAAGGTGTAAATTGTTTATTAACTACACATTTCTTTGATTTATGTACACATTTAGGAAAAAATGAGAGTTTTGGTAATTTTCACATGGAAACCAAAAAAGATGTAAATAAAAAATTCGACTATACATATTTAATGAAGAAAGGGATTTCAAATGTTCGCGGAGGAGTAAAGGTTCTAGAAGATATGGAATATCCTGAAGAAATTATTGTAAATTCTTGTTTATAATTTCTTACAATTGCGCCTTAGACAATTCGTTCCCTTGTAAAGAATAATATATATTTAGAGTTTAATAATGGGTCTAACCGATATTTTATCTACATCTACACTAATTTGTTTAGGAATTATGTTACTCCTTTTAGGAACCGTTACAATGTTTCTTATGCAAAAAATAAATGAGCAAAATCACAAAATTTCTTCCATGTTGGGACTTGTTTCCACAATGGCTGAAGAACTCAATTTTGTAAGATCGCGCATGCAAATACTCTCTTCAGGAGTGTTAGTTGGGCAAAATGGTGGAATAAGCGGAAGCGGAATAAGCGCCATGTCAAACTATTCTGGTTCTCACGGTGCTGAAACTTCGGGTGATTTAATCCCCGTTTCAGAAGATGATACAGAAGACGATATCGACGATGAAGAAGACGATGACGACGATGAAGACGACGAATCTGACTCTGAATCTGACTCTGAATCTGATTCTGACGATGAAGATGAAGATGAAGATGATAAACAGAACATAAAAACAATAAATATGGGTGAAACACTCGATATGAACATTAATTGCGAAGCATTGGCAGAAGATGAACAAGGTGAAGGGACTTCTTCCAACTCTGAATTAGATGAAGAATTAGAAAGCCTTAATGACGATAATTTAGAACTACACGATGATTTTGATAACGAGGCCGAGTTAAAGGAAGACGATACTTTAATGACAAATACGGATTTTATCAAATCAATAGATATTTCTAGTTTAGAGGAATCACAAAAGGATTCCGAAACTTATGATTATAAGAAAATGTCTCTTAACAAATTAAGAAGTGTTGTTCTTGAAAAGGGACTTGTTGCAGATTCTTCCAAGCTCAAAAAGAACGATATGTTAAAGTTGCTTAGCTCTGAATAAATAATGTAAATCAATAGAAATCAATAGAACAATATATAATTTTCTCGCAATATTATATATTAAATGTCTTGGGCAACTTGCTATAGCGGATCAAATAATATTCATTTTAATTTTCCACCTATTATGGCTGATGGCAGAAATTATGCATCATGGCAACCTGAAGCCGTCGTCAATGAACGCATCCAAAAACAGGAAAACATTACATCCAGTTGGGCTTATCGCCAATTTTTAACAAACAATGCTCTTCAAATTATGAAGTACAACAACCAAGAAGCTTGTACCGATTTAGGTTTGAATCCTCACATTCAAACAAACGCGACACCTTCTTCCAATGTTCCTTATATGTTCCGCTCTGTAATGGACACAAAAGCTCCTGGATTCGGTTACCCTACAAGCGATCTCAAAAGTCCCTATTTGTCGAGAGAACAATTACAAGCCCGTATGATTTCTCCTTCTATTAGTGTTCCCGTGAATGTTCCGTCTCCTATTTACAAGGCTTAGAAATGGACAAAATGTATAATATATTGCATTATATCATTATATCCTATAAATATATAAAGAACAAAATGTATCATTATATGTTTGGCCTATCAATAATGAAATCATTTACACCCTATTTTCGAAAACATGTGTTAACAACTTTGAATTCTCACGACATGCTTTTCATAAACACTTTTTTCATTTCTTCTATAGTTTTCGCTTTTTTCTTGTACAAGTTATTATTTGATAAATCAAAACCACTTATAGAGACATTCAAAAATTATAGAAGCCTATCTTTAACGCAATTAGTCGCATTATTTGTTATGGGATTTTTAGCCGTCGGATCTTCCATTTTTATTTATGAATTTGACAAGAACTATAACACACCTCTTATCAACTCAATGTTTATGCGCGCTGCATCGACAATTTCGTTAATTCTTGTCGGTATTTTCTTGTTTGAAGAGAAATACTCGTGGAAACAAATTGCGGGTGTGTTCCTAACCATCTTTGGCATTCTTCTTTTATCTCAAAATTAGGGGAGGGGGGCTTTCTTTAAGCCGTTCTGCTGATTTATTATATTTTCTAAATATAGCTTAAAGAAATGTCTACTGGTTTCACCACCTTTCTCTCAATTATGCTTTTTTACATTTTGCTTTCTTACATTTTAGGCCCCATTGTATCCTATTATTTCTTCGGTAAAACATTGAAAGCCGCTGGAAATGGATTCATTGTAGGCAGCGTGTTATCCATTATTTTTTGGTACTATTATGGTTCAAAGATGGTAAAATAAACAACACCTTTTACAATATAAAAAACTTTTTATATTGTAAAATATATTATCACAACCTTCTATAAATGAAAATACTTAGCATAGATGTTGGAATAAAAAATTTAGCATTTTGTCTTTTGGAAAAAGATGACAAAAGTGCCGATAAAGTCTCTATTTTAAAATGGGATACCATTAACTTGGCACAAAAAATAGATGCAAAATGCTGCGAAATTGAGAAAAACACGCAATGCAATAAACCCGCAAAATTTATGAAAAACTCAAAATGCTATTGCTTGAAACACTCCAAAAAACAGCAATTCCAAATTCCAACAACACAATTAAAAAACGCTTTTCTCAATAAACAAAAAATAAGTGCACTTTGTCAAATCGCAGATGATTACAAGATTAAATACCCGCAACCTTGCAAAAAAGCAGAAGTCCTCGCGTTAATCAATGAATATATTTACAATTCTTGTTTTGAACCCGTTGAAAACACTAGCGCATCCAAAATAGACTTGGTTACTATTGGACGAAATATGCAGTGCAAATTTGACACTATTTTATGCGAACATTTGTTAACTATTGATAAAGTTATTATTGAAAATCAAATTAGCCCTATTGCTAATAGAATGAAAACCATTCAAGGTATGATTGCTCAATATTTTATTATGAAAAATAATAACATACAAATTGATTTTGTAAATGCATCTAATAAATTGAAAATCGCTGCTCCCGAAAATACAAAAAATATGGCGGATACAAAAAATATAGTGGATACAAAAAAACTCAAATATAGTGATAGAAAAAAATTAGGTATCCAGCAATGTTTAGAATTCATGATAAATTATAATTTTCAAGAATGGGAAGAGTTTTTCAAATCACATTCTAAGAAGGATGATTTAGCGGATTGTTTTTTACAAGCTATTTGGTTCATAGACAACAAATTGTCTATTGTATCACCTTTATAATGAATAAATATATTTATTATTCGTTAATACTTAAATTTAATGTTCTAATTAATTCATAAATGGACGATATTATTGACATATCTACTATAAATTTAAACGAAAACCTAAATGATGACTGGAACACACGATCATCTAGAACAAAAACCACCAATTTTGGCCCAGGCATTGAATTATTGATGAACGATAAAAAGAAGGAAAATTCTGGCAGACAATCCGACATTGAATTAGACGATTTAAATAATTTAGAAGACGAATTAAACAATCTTACTGATGACGCAGATACAACCAGATTTGAAAGCCGTTCCGACTTATTTAATAGAAATATTAGCTTTGACGACAAGCCGTCTGTTCATTTTGATGAAAATAGATCGAGTTTAGGACAAGCTACAGCTGAATATGACGGCGATAGCAAGACATGGGATGGCTATGCCAAATTCAATAATGTTCCTATTAACCCTGATAAACCCGGACAGAGTCAACCACAAATGTCCAAGGAAGAACTATTAAGAGAAAAGTTCAAGTATTTAAGAAGATTGGAAACCCTTGAATCTAAGGGTGTCGCTCTTACAAAGAAGTATTCTATGGAGTCGCCTCTAGCGGAGATGCAGGGTGAATACGAGATGATTATGGAGGAAAAAGCTAAGCAAAACTCCATTAAATTTCAAGGCAATATGCTTATGGCAGTTATTAATGGAATGGAGTTTTTAAATAATAGATTTGATCCTTTTGATATTAAGCTTGATGGTTGGAGCGAACAAATAAACGAAAATATTACTGATTATGACGATATTTTTGGAGAGCTATATGAAAAATATAAGTCCAAGGCTACAATGGCTCCAGAGCTCAAATTGCTTTTCCAACTTGGTGGAAGTGCTATGATGGTACATATGACTAATACTATGTTTAAGAGTGCTA